ACGAGATTAGAGATAACCCCCTGAAGAAGAATGGATTTGTAGATATAAGAGCCATGAAAATTATGCAGGACGATATGTTTGAAGAATTTCCGGATATGTGGCGTAAAGCAGTGGAACATTGGGAAATATATTTACAAAACAAATCACCTCTATTGCTAACAGAAGGGAATCAAACCATGAGCATTGTGAGTGGTATGAACAAGCCAGCGCCTACAGCAATTAATGAAATAGTGACTATCTTCCGACTTAATTTAGGAAAAGATGTGCCTTTGAACAATTTTGTAGATTGGTACAATGCTTTCTTTAGAATTTTTGATCAAGAAGAAGTGAAAATGCCTAGAGAATATATTGTTAAAGACAGAAGTGGTGTCGAAAGATCGAAGATAGTTGTGAGCGATGAAGTGGTTGTCACTCATGAGGAATTCTTTAAAAAGATTACTAATGCGTCCGTATTCATGAAACATGAAGAAAGAGGTAAATTAAGAAGAAGGTGTATATATGCATTAAATCCAATTATAAAAATGTTTACTGACCCTATAGAGAATGGACTTTCCAATAAACTTTGCAACTTACATTCAAGATGTGCAATCCTCATAGGAGGACATCAAAAGAAGGCCTTTACAAAAGAAGCTATGGAGAAAGCAAGTTTGTACAGTAGCGATAAAACGAGCTCAAGGTATGATACTAATGATGAAAGCAAATGGAATTTTACAATACAGCCAGCAGCAATGGACTTATTCATCCTAAGAGGAATCGACTTCGTCGAAAAGCAAACGAATGTGGATTACAGTTTTCTTAAAAGGGTTGTGAAGATGGGAGGTGCTCTTTTTGCTTGTTTGAGGGTCGACCTAGGAATGGGAATTAGAATAGAAAATCCTATTACGCGAGAATATATTCGGCTTTATCCAAAAAATCTTCTGAAATATCGTATGCATTTAAGGGAAGAAGTGCAGAAGCAATTGGAATATTTGGAGAACTTCATAGATCCAGAAACTGGACATTTGGCTTCTCCAGTTGGGATGAAAATGGGTCTTAAAA